TCAACTGAGCAGATTGTTTCTTGGTAAGGATGCCATTCACCTTGGAGCTGCATTGGAGAGTAGAAATAGTCTCCAGGTAGCCCAACAGTTGGGAGTTCTTTGATAACGTTTCGTGGGTCTGAGCACCAGACAAGGGAGTCAGGAGCAGTGGTAGGGTTAACGCTGGTAACGATAAGGTCAGCCATTTTAAGGGGGAACTTCTCTGCGTCACTAAGGCTCGTATCGAGCATGAACTGAAGCATGAAGTTACTGCGTCCCATTGACGCTTCACGTTCAATAAGATCATCATCACTAAATCGGTCAGGGTCAGTTACGCTCCAAGGTTCAGAACCCATGTCTATGTCCTCTTGGAGTTGTGGAGCGATCAACCCTTCATAGTTAGCGAGTTTACGCGGTACTCTAGCTGGCCACACAAACGGTCTGTAGTTACGTTCAGCCAGCTTACGATAGATTGTAAAGGTGGTCTGAGGGGTACCCAGGTACATAATGCGGGAGTCTTCCTTAGGGGTAAGGATAGATTCAGCTTCAGTACAAAGTTGTAAGAGTTTCTCCCTCATCATTTCTGTCATAGAGTTACCAGGAACTTCTACGTCATCAAGAATCATCAGGTCTGCACGGCTACCAGTCAGCTGACCGGTGATACCAACGGATTTAACCGACGGAGCCTGGGACGGTGAACAGTTAACGTCAAAGCTAATACGAGACCACCGAGCATCATCATTTTTAGGCTTGAGGTGGGTTAACCAAGGTGTCTCAATAATCAACTTTTGAAGAAAGATAGACATGTTGTCAGCTCGCTCTTTAGAAGCAGAGATGATCATGATCTTCTTTTCAGGATCATTAAAAAGTGTCCACAGCACAAAAGCACCAGTAATCCAACTTTTACCGACACCACGAAACGCTTGGATCTGTAGACGTTTAGGTCCTTGTTGCAAATAGTTCGCAATAGCGTATTGAGCACGTGTAGGCTCTGGTAAATCAAGCTGAGACCACAACGCTTGAAGAAACACCTTAAAATCGCTCTGTAATGCCTCTAAAACACTACTGCCTTCAGAATCGTTTGTACGGCGTTTTATAGTCATTCGGCTGTCTCCATACCTAAAGCTTCCCAAAAACCGTCAGGAAGTCGTATAACGTCCTCTCCGTGTATGTATATGACCCTTGCTACTCCAGATTGTTCCCAATAAGGATTTATACCAGAATAAGAGCCATCACTTCGTACATAAACAGACCTGTGTGATTTTACATCAATTGGCAGCATTCGACCATTTTCTTTGTTATAAACAATAAGATCTACAGGTCCAGAAGCTGCCACATTGCGACAAACTTCCAGACCCTGATTCATGAAATAATTACAAGCAAATAGTTCTCCTGCTGCTCCAACATGAGCAGTAGAATTCATAAATTGTTATTTAATATGTGATAGAATAAGATTCTCTCGGGTAGTTATACCAAAAGTCTCTCTCATCCACGATAACCAGTTACTGGTACCTTTGTTCTGATTACATTTCCTGCAGGATGGAACCAAGTTTCTTGTTGTCGTTTCTCCTCCATAAAAACGAGGTACAACGTGATCAAGAGTAAGTTCATGTAGTTCATAAGTTTCTCCACAATAGACACATTGACAGTTGAAGTGTTCCTTAATGGCTTGTCGCCACAGACGTTTCGCTTCAGGGCTAGTCATGGTTATTAGATTTTGCAGGTAGTGATCAGGGGTCGGCAACAGCGGGGTCATAACTATGCGTACTTCTTACCGGTACGGGGTCTACGGCGGTTAGACGAAGGTGTCTCCAGTTTGCCGGAGTTTTTACCGGTGTGAGAAGCATCTTTACCGTCACCATTACCATAAGTACCAAGTTTACGATTAAGTTTGTTAGCAGCAGTACGGATCTTCAATCCTTTACTGGTTTTGTTGTAGGCTCGCTGTTGTTTCCGGCGTTTAGCCGCTGCCTCTGGGTTAGATTTGTAGTAATCAGAAGTTTTTTGAGCCATACAACCTCTTCTGTACCATTTCAGGGTCAATCTTGGGCATGACTGTCGCAAGTTTATCTAGTGGATTGCCTTCATATGCAACACCACTGATGTCATTCTTGGCTAGCCAATCACAAGCTGCTTTAAGGTCTTGTGTCGTGGCTTCACCGCTTTTAATACGCTGAAGAAACTCAGAAGTAACAAGGTTGTGGAGTTCGTTAAACTGATCTTCAGTTGCTTTTTTCTTCATTTGTCAAAGACACAATAGGTACAATGTCGTGGCACAGTACCTCTACACGAGATCCAGGTCTAAACGTAAACCCAGCCTTCATGATCTCCGTACACTTCAATGCACGTACTAATTCGTAGTCTAGTCTTAGTTTCTCTTCGTGTCGTTTAGCTATCTT